CGCCAACTACCGTACACAACAAGCCAACAACGCAGTACCCTTCAACCCCGGGCTTTATCAGTAATCACTGGTACGGACGATGGGGGCAGGTCAAGTGCCCACCAGCACCGACTGCCGCCGCGCCTTGCCTTTGTCCACCCAGTAGGCGCGCACACCTGTGTAAGCATCACGGTCGGCAACGGCGTAACGGTGTTGGTCGCCGTCGCGCCGCGTCAGGGTCAAAGTCGGCAGCGGTTTGCCAGTCGCCGTAGTACCGGCGCCGATCGGCGTAAAGACCAGCGATCCTCCTTTCACCGTTGCCACCGCATCGAAGCGCTGCCCCAGGCGTGTCAGCAGATTCATGTCGCTCTCGTTGGCCTGGTCGAGGTGGGGCAGCTTGGTGCGTGCCAGCGCCTCGGCCAGGCGGGGCGTCAGCCTATGTTCGCCGGCGAGTGTGTTGAGCACTGCACCGAGCGTGGTGTTGTGCCAACTGCGTTCGCGCCGTGTGCGCATGTCTGCAGTCAGATCCGCACTGCGCGCGCGCACGGTGATGACGTCCGGCGCACCGCTGTATTCCACCTCGTCCACGGTGAACGTGCCTTTGTCGACTAGGCCGGTGTCTTTCCAGCCCAACGCCACGGCCAGGCGCACGCCGCGTTTGGGCAGCGCCATCTTGCCGTCATGGTCGTGGATGCGCAGATCCAGCTGGTCGGCTTCGCCGCCACGGCATTCGGTGAGGGTGAGATCGAGCAGGCGCGGCGCGATGCGTTCGGTGAGGTCGGTGCCATCGAGCACGACGCGCCATTGCGGAATGGGGTAGCTCATGCGGCAGTTGCCTCGGGCGCAACGTCGTCGGTGCGGCGCAGGCTCAGTTGGAACTCGACACGGCGCGGCGTGCCATCCGGGAAGAACAGCGAGGCCGTCTCGTTCACCGCCAGCAACACATACGGCCCGTACACCCAACCCGTGCCGTCGACCAGTGGAAGTGGCGCGCCATCTGCCGCCAGCTCGCGCAGCGTGTCCAGCGAGGCACGCGTGCCGGTAAGTTCGGGCGCGATCAGGCCTGACAGCTCGATGGTCTCATCGCCTGGGCCCAGGAACTGGCTGGCCGGCCGCGCGCCAACGCGCTCGCTGGTGCCGTGGCGCCAACTCATCTGCCGCTGCAGCTGCAGGTACGCGGCGCTATCGAGGGCAAATACAAACGTGCCGTAGGACATCATCATCGGGGTAGATCCTCAGTCGTCGCGCAGGCTGGAACGGCGGGTGGCCACCGCGCGCCGTTCGCGCTCTTCGATCTGGCGCGCGACTTCGCGCGCCAGTGCGGTTGCATCCATGCCGGGTGCGGGATGGACGTGGATGACGTAGTTGTTACCGCCCGCAGGCGCGCTGGCGGCGCGCATAGGGGCCGACAGCGGCGCACGGCTGTCGATCGCCGCCACAGGCGCTGTGGCCGTCGCCAGGGCCAGGCCTGCACCCACGGCACGCATCCGGTTGCCAAGCGCCATGACGGCCTGCACAGGCGCGCCCTGGCCGCGCTGCAGGCCCACGGTGAGGCCTTGCATGGTGAAGTCGCCCAGCTGGGCGAACACGCGCGAGGGGCTGTGGATCCCCAGCAGGCCCTTGAAGCGACCGACCACGCCGGTGCCGACGCTGGTGATCGCATCGCCGGCCGCACCGAGCTTGGAACGGATGCCCTGGACAAGGCCGCTGATCATGTCGGCGCCGGCCTGCAGCATCCGGGCCGGCCAGTTGGCCAGCTGCAGGTTAATGCCCGCCCACAGCTGCAGCAGCCCTTGACGGATGCGATCGCCGTTGCCGGTGAACACGCCCACGATCAGCGACCACGTGCCTTGGACGGTCTGCCACACGCCGCCGAGGATCTGCTTGATCACCGGCAGCACGAACACAAACGCCTGCACCAGCCAGCCGATCGCCTTGACCGCCAGCTGCAGCTGGGTGACCAGCACCGCGCCCAGGATCTGGCCGAACCCGCGACCGGCCTGCGTTGCACCGTGCAACTGCGCGGTGGTTGCCTCGAACGGCGTCAGCAGCTGCTTGACCCACGTCCAGGCCTGGCCCATCGCAGCAGCGACGGTGTCCCACACCGGCCCCAGCGGCGCCAGCGCGGCTTTCAGTTCGGCCAGGACCGGCGCGGCGACACCGACGATGCCTTGCCACACCCCGATGGCGAAGGCCTTGATCGGTCCCCAGTACTTCCACACCAGCAGCGCCACCGCCGCGACGGCGGCGCCGATGGTCAGCACCGGCAGGCTGACGCCGCCGAGCAGCGGCAGCAGCAGGCGCGCGCCATTGGCGAGCATGGGCAGCACGCGGCCGCCGAACGCCAGCCCCTGACGCAGCAGCGCACCGAAGCCGCCACCGCCCGACAGGAGCGCGACGGCGCCGTGGATCTGCGAGAACGCCATCGCGGCCACGCCACCGGTCACCAGCAAGCCGCCCAGGATCGTGACTAGCGCGGCGCCGGCAATCGCCGTCTTGGCGATCGCGCCAACCAGCACCGGATTGGCGCGGATCCACGTCGTGACCTGGCCGACCACCGCAGCCGTGCGCTCGGTCAGTTGCTTGAACTGCGGCAGCAGCGCCTGGCCGACCGATTGCGACACCACCACGGCGGTGTTCTTCAGCAGCTGCAGCGAGTTGGCCGAGGTGGCCACCCGCGAGGCGTACTCTGCCGACATCGAGCCGCCATAGCGCTGCGCATCGGCGACCTTGGCGAAGTTGCCCTGCAGCAGCTCCAGATTGGTCAGCAGTGGCGCGATCGCGCCGATCGACTCGCGGCCGAACAGCTGCGTCATCGTTGCGGCCTGCTCGGCCTTGGGCAGTGCGCGCAGCTTCTGCAGCACCGACATGATCGCCCCGCCTGCGTCCTTCTGCATGAGCTGGGCCATCTTCTTGGCCTTGATGCCCAGCTTGTCGAAGGCCTCGCGCTGGCTCTTGGTGGCCGACTCGCCCGAAGCCAGGGTGAGCAGCATGTTCTTGATGCCGGTGGCCGAGACTTCCGACTCGATGCCCATGCCGGCGACGGTGGCGCCCAGCGCTGCCAGTGGCCCGCTCTGCAGGCCGGCGACCTCGCCCAGGGCACCAATGCGGTTCACCACCGCGCTGATCTTGTTGACGCTGGCCGGGCCGGTGTTGCCGAGGTAGTTGATCTTGTCGGCCAGCACGACGACCTCGGCCTGGCCCATGCGAAACGCTGTGCGCCAGGTGGCCATGGTTTGGCCGGCTTCCTCGGCGCTGCTGTCGAAGGCCACGCCCATCTTGGCCGCGTCCTCGGCGAAGCGGACCAGCTCCTGGCGCGGGATCGCCGCCTGGCCGGCGGCCGCGACGATCTTGGCAATGTCCGCCGGCAGCATCGGCAGGCGCATGGAGAGGTTCTCGACATCGCGTCCCATCTGCAGGAACTGCTGCGGCGTCTTGAAGTCCACGACCTTCCGCACGTCAGCCATGGCCGATTCAAACTCCATCGCATCGCTGATCGGCAGCACCGAGGCGCCCAGTGCGCGCTGGCCGGCGAAGGCCATGCCGGCGCCATAGGCGCTCGCCTGCAGGCCAGCGCTCTGGATCCGGGCGGTGCGACGCTGTGCGGCGTCGATCGCCAACAGCCGCTGCTGCTGGGCGCGCATGGCGGCGTTGGTGCTATCGATCTCGCTGCGCAAACGGCGCTCATGCGTGACCAGCTCGCGGGTGCTGATTCCGGCCGTCTCCAAACGACCACGAAGCCGCTGCAGGCCTGCCTCCTGCGCGCCGTGTGCGGTCTTGAGTTCGCGTGCGGTGCGCACGGCACGCTCGAACTCGGCATTCATGGCATCGGTGGGCGTGCCGGTGGCCTTTATCTGCTGGGCAAGCGTGCGCACCGATTGGCGCTGCGCATCGAGCGCAGCCTTGGCCCGCTGTGCCAGCGCGACCTGCTCGCGATAGGCGCCGATGTCGCGGTGCTGGCTGTTGAGTTGACGCAACGCGTCGCGCTGATTGCGCAATGCGGACGCAACGCCACGGCTGCCATTGAGCACGCGGCGGAACGGACCTGTGGCGCGATCGACGGCGGCCAGGATGACCTGGAGGCGCAGATTGTCGGAGGCCGCCATTTAGGCGGCCTCGTTCGTGGGGTGGGGCATCATTCGGCTCCGCTTCGTAGGCGGGCACGCTCGCGCCACGCCGTGAGTTCGTGCAGCGACCATCCGTCCATTTCAGACGGCGGCCAGTGGAAGATGGCCGCGATGTCGGCCATCGCATCCTCTACGCAGTCAGGAAATCCGCTTCCCTCTGTGCCTTCGGCAAGAAAAAAACCTGCACCTCCTGACCTACCGCCAGCAGGTCGGCCGGATCCATCGCATTGACGTCGGCGGTGGTCAGCGTGGGCAAGGAAATGCGCGGCAGCAGTGTTGCCAGCGCGGTGACATCCAGCTGCAGCACGTCAGTCAGCTTGAGGCCGCGCAATTCGCCGGCGCCGGGCTTGCGCACCTTGAGGTCGGCGATGGTCTGCTCGCCGCGCACGATCGGCTGGTCGAGGGGAATGGCTGGGGAAAAGGTCGGGGTCATCGGAAGGTCTCAGGGCTGAGGCCTGGCGGCGCCAGGCCGAAAGGGTCAGGCGCCGATGGCGCGGCGATGCGGGGCGAGCAGATCCACGCCGTTGACGATCTCAATCATGTTCATCAGATCGATCTCGATCACGGTGGAGCCATTGATCATCAGCTTGTAATAGCTGGCGGAGGTCTTAACCGCGAACTCGGTGTCGTCGCCGGACTTGCCGGTACCGGGATCAATCTCTTTGTGACGGCCGCGCACCACAAATTCGACAGCATCCACCGCGCCGCTGTCGTCGCGCTGGTAGGCGCCGGCAAAGCGCAGCTGCACGGCGTTGTGCGTGGTGGCGCCGTACTGATTCAGCACGCTGCGCATCATGCCGCCGCACTTCCATTCGAGCTCGATCTTCTCCTGGCCGAAGTCGATATCGACCGGGCCATTCATGCCGCCGCCGCGATATTCCTCCATCTTGCGGGACAGCGTGGGCAGCTTCACTTCGACCACCTGGCCGAGATAGCTCTCACCGTTGTTGAACAGGTTGAGCGCTTTGAGTTTCTTGGGCAAAGCCATGGGTTTCTCCGGGAATCTATGGCGGGTGCGTTACGCGTTGACGCGTTCGGCAAAGTCGGCCAGGTAGCTGGTGGTGATCTTCTGGTACAGCTGCAGGTTCTCCAGCGGCGGTACTGGCGTGTAGTCGTAGTCGATGCGCAGCGCGCCATCGGCGAGCGTGGTGGCACTGTTGACCGTGCCATCGAACCAGGCGGTGGCATCGATCAGGTAGCCGGACGCTTTCAGGTCGCGGAACTTGGCGTTGATGTCTTCGACGATGTCTTTGACCAGCGAGGGATGCATCGGCTTGTCGACGTAGAACGCCACGCCCTCGGCGATGGTGTCGGCCAGGACCTGCGCGGTACGCGTGGCCGTCTCGAAGGCGAACATGTTGTCCTCCGCGCACGTGCGCGATCCCCAGAAGCGTTGCCCGTTGAAGGTCACCAGCGTGGTGATGTCGCCCTCGTTGAGCACGCCCGCATCGGTCGCCGGATCCTGCAGATCCCAGTGCACATCCTTGGAGATGCCGGTGACGCCAGCCACGGGCACGTTGGACAGGCTCTTGTGCCACCCCTGCTCGGTGTCGATCTTGGCGCGCAGGCCGAGCGCGCGTGCGGTGGCATACGCCGCCCTCGTGGTGCTGGTGGCGGTATCGAAGGCCAGGAAGTCCGGCCAGATCAGCATCAACTCGCGATCGCCGAACTCCGCGCGGTAGGTGATTGCATCGGCCACGGTATCGGCGACCGGCCGCACGTAGGCCATGGCCCGCAGCTTCTTGGCGATGGTCGCCAGCGCCTTGGCCACCGGTAGTGTGTCCAGGCCAGGCGCGCCCAGGATGCGCGGACGCACGCCCAGCTGTGCTTGCGCGGCGAGCAGCGCATACAGACCGGTGTACCCGCTGGACTTGGCCTCGCCGATGACGTTGGACGAGGTCTTGTCCGCGTCTTCGCCTTCAGCCACACGCACGACCACGGTCACGGGGTTGGTCTGGTCGGCGATGCCCTGCAGGGTGTCGCGCAAGGTGCCCTTGGTGCCGGCACTGGCGATGGCACCCAGCACGTTGGTGAGCAGCACGGCCTTGTTGAGCGGAAAGATCTTCTCGTCTGCATCGGACGCCGTAGCGACCAGGCCGACGATGGCCGTGGAGACGGTGCGGATGACGCGCGCACCAGCGCTGACTTCGATGACGCGGACGCCGTGGTGGTAGGCAGTAGACATAGGTTCCTCGATCAGGACGAGCGGAAGCGGAGCGGGATGGTCATGCGCGAGCGCGCATTGGCGGGAGCAACGTCGGTGCGTTCGCCTTCGATCGTCAGCACGAAGCTGCCAGGCGTATCGCCGATGACCAGGTCGACGCGCGTCAGGCGCAGGCGCGGCTCCCAGCGCATCAATGCGGTGGCGGTGGCGCCGTAGAGCAGCGTGCGGGTGGCCCCGTTGGACGGCTGGTCGATCAGCTCGGGCAGCAGCGAGCCGAAGTCGCGGCGCTGCTCGCGCGTGCCGATGGGCGTGGTGAGGATGCAGGCGATCGACTGGGCCAGGTGCTGCTCGCCCTCGATCACCCGGCCGGTGGCGGCATCGACGCCGATCACTGCGGGCCGCCGCTGAGCGCGCTGCCGGCGGTCACACCGGTGGTCTTGTGGTTCTTGAGGCTGATCCCGCCGCCGATGACATCGGTGGTCGCCTTCGCGGTACCGGTGATGGTGGCATCACCATTGAGCATCGTCTTGCCGTTGACGGTCAGCGGGCCATTGAGTGTGATGCCGCCATCGGCCGTAATGGACGCGGTGCCGCCGCTGGGCAGCGTGGCCTGCAGCGCATGCGCCTCGGTGTCGTAGTGGATCTGCGCGCCATCAGCGAAGCGCAACACGTGGAGCGTGTCGGACGCGGCAGGCGCTGCGAATTGGTCGGAGTACAGGCCCCGTAGCACCACGCCATCGGCCAGGTCGCCAGCCGGCGACAGGACCACGACTTGTTCGCCGATTGCCGGCGCCGACCAGATGATGGTGGTGCCAGCCAGGGTGACCACCCAGGGCAGATAGTCGGTCAGCATCTCGCCGACCTGCACGCGGCATCGCGCGTTGGCAAGATTCACCTCGGCAACGGTGCCGAGGCGAATGGCGTTACTCAGTGCGGAGGATGCGTTGCCCATGCAGTCATGGTCGTCGCGCGCGTGCAGGAAGACACCGCAGTTGTGCTGTAGCTGCGTGATCTACGCAGAGAAGCGGTGCTACAAGTTCGCAGGCGGCTCAGGCCCGATGACTTCGCGCTGGGTGAACTGCGCGTCGAAGTAATACAGCCCGTCACCGCGATTGAAGTACATGCCAGGCTCGCACACGGTCTTGTCTTGGAGTGCGCGGAACTCGAAACCGTCAATGGTGAAGGCGCTATCGGAAACGATGATGTTGACCACCACGTCGGTCCCGGCTTGGATCATCGCGTAACGTCCAATCGTCATCTCAGCACCACTCAATAAAAGCGAAGCCGGGGCACCCGGTGGCCCCATCCTTGCCGAACGTGTTCACACCGGCACCGTTGGAAACGCCGCCACCGCCACCGCCGCCAGCGCCAAAACCGAAGCCCTTGCGACTGGCTGACGTGGTGTCGCCTGCACTGCGACCGCCAGGCCCGCCACCGCCGAACGCACACGAGCCACCGGTGCCGGCGGGGCCATAGGGCGAAACCGCGGCGATAGATGCCGAGTCGCCGCCCGCCGGATAGCCATCTCCGCCAGCAGCGCCGCCGACCTGATTGGCGCCCGTCAGCCCGCCGCCGCCGCCCTGACCTCCGGCCAGGGTGATGAGGTTGCCAATGACCGTTGTGCCCCCCGCACTACCAGCGGCTCCAGATGCACCGTCTGTCCTTGAGCCTGTCCCAGCCGATCCGCCGGCACCGATGACGATGGGATGGCTGACCCCAGGCGTGACCGCAAAACGCACGCGCTGGATCGACTGGCCTGCACCTCCGCCGCCACCGCCGGTCGCGGTGTAGACCCCCGTCCCGTTGGACTTCTCGGCGCGCGTTCCGCCGCCGCCGCCGCCACCACCGCCGGCACAGCCGCTGACGTAGATCGCCGTTACTCCTGCCGGAACAACAAAGGTGCCGGACGCCTCAAAGCGCGCGCACCCACTGCGGCTATCGATCGCGGCTTTCAACGCGTCCGGTGTGACGGCACGTTGTGGGTCCACGCCTGCAATCGCTTCTGCGCGCGTGGCAAGTTCGACAATGCCTTCCTTCTCGGTGGTCGCGGCCGGGTTGGTGAAGTTGGCATTGCCGAACGTGACCGAAGACACGCTAACCCCTGCAAACAGGATGTCGGCTGACATCAGCAGGTCCGAGGCGGCCGCCTTCTCCATGATCAGATCGGGCTGGGAGTAGCTACCCAGTAGCGTGCCATTTTCCAGATACAGTCCAAACCCGCGTACCTGGTAGGTCGCCCGGCTGGTGTCGTTGACGGTGACGTGGATGGTGGAGGACGACGTCGTGCCGCCCGAGATACTGGAGAGCGCCAGGTGCTGACTTGGGACGCTCTTCAGGTCTGCCGTTGCAGCGAATGCTGCCGCAGTGAAGCCGATGCTGGCCACCTTGACGGCGTTGGTGCCGTTCTTCTCGGCGTTGATCAGCGCATCGTGACCAGCGGTGGTGAGGACCAGTTGCAGTGCCATGGATTACCCCTGCGCCGTCATCGACAGACGGCGGTAGTTGATGATGCGAATACCGCTGACCAGCGAGACGTTGCCGGTGGCTTGCAGCCCCTGCACGAAGCCGAAATGAGAGCGAACGGGCTTGGTGCGCTCGACCTCGGCGATGACCTCATCGACAAACCGAGCGCTTGCAGCCCGCCCATCGGAGCCGTTGAGCGTGAGCGTCAGCTCGAAGGTGTGCGGCTGGCCGCGTGGCTGCTGCTGCCACCACTCGCGGATGGTCACCGCACCCCCGAACGAGGCGACCACCATGCGGACGCTGTTGGCGGTGCCCTTGCGACGCTGGATTGCCATGGCGCTACGCAGGCGCGAGCGCTTGACCGCATCGCTCCAGTCGGCTTTCCAGTCGTCTACCGACAGCGTCCACGCCAGCCACGGCAGATGGCCGGCCGGGCAGGTGTCCGGATTCCACAGGTCCGGATATGGCAGCGGGATCGCTTCCAGGCGCTCGGTGACGGCGGCCAGGGCACGCTCCATCGGCGTCGCGTTGGGCGGCAGCAAGGAGTTACTCATCGATGCCGGCGTGCACGATGTCGATCGAGGTGCAGTACGCAGCCTGGGTGCGGCTGATCTGGATGTCGGCTGCAGGCGAGTCCAGCTCAACACGCTGCACGCCATCGGCGAACAGCTTGGCCTTGATCGCTGACTCGGGCACGTCACGGCCGATGCGGTGAGCTTCGTCCAGATACGCCTGCAGGCTGCGCATCGCCTCGCGCACGACCACAGCCGAGTCCGGGCCGGCGTAGGTGTAGACCCGCCCACGAATGGCATACGGGACGATCTGGGCGCTCTGGACCGCAACATTGTCGGTCAGCGGGCGCACATCATCGTTGGTGAGGATCGCCGCGACCTCATCCAGCAACGCCTGGGGAGCAGTGCCATCGCCGGTGCGCGATTGGACCGTGACCAGGACTTGGCCCGGCGCGGGGCTGGTGGCGCTGGCGTCCATGACATCGGCTGCTGCGCTCAGCGCATGATAGATATAGGCGCCCTCGGGGCCGGCAACGCTGAAGCCCTCGGGCGCCAGCTGGATGCGGCGGCGGAAGTCCACGTCCGACTCGTAGGTCGGTGCAATGGCTGTCTCCGGTTGGCCCGGATCAAGCACGAGGCGTGCGACACCAAACAACGCGCCTAGGTGGTCGAGGTTGGTACCGGTGGCGAAGGCCAACATGGTCTGCTGGGCCTTGTCGTTAGCGCGCTGGCGGATCAGCAGCTCGCGGGCCGCGAACAACTGCAGGAGCTTGTAGACCGGATCCGATTCAGTCAGTGCCGAGAATTCCGGCATGAGTCGGCGAAACTGGACAAGTGCCTCAGCGAAGATCGTCTCGAAGTCGAGCGCTTCGATCAGGTCCGGAGCTCGAAGTTTAGAAAGATCGACGGCAGTAAAAGAAGCCATGTTCGGGGGATAAGAGAGCCTATCCCAAGGCTCTCTTATCCTTGCCTCTAAGCCCACCTGCCCCCGACGTATCTATGGTCGCTACATGCTCGATCTCGCATGCGAGTGCATTGACGACGTCAAGCAGCTCAGTCTTGAACTGATGTCTGCGTCGACATGCTCGTGCCGCTGGTATGTGCGCTGGCGTGTTTGAGTACCTCGTCTATGTTGTCGAGTTGATCCATGTTTTTGAACCAGCTCGCTCCCCATTTTGATTTGAGCCCACGCGCGGCAAGAGATGAACGAATACGTCGAGCAACCGACAGCATGCCAGCCTCACTGATGCCTGGCAGATAGATAGCGAACTCACCTTGCGAGAGATGCGCCAGGCCATCCTGCGGCCGAGTTGCCGCTTTCAGCAGGCCTGCGGCGATCTCTATTTCTTTCCGCTTTCCTGCATCCTTGCCCGCACTACTGACGTCTAGATCGAAAAGTAGGACCCCACCTTGCTCGCCACGCTGCAGCTCGGTCGCGTTTTGTAAGAGGCCTTGAAAGGCGGCGAGGTCATAGAGTCCTGTCAGGAAATCAACCGTTTGCATCTCTCGAACATCTTGTGCGGCTGGTTGAGTCTCGGAGAGGTGCTGCGCCCAACTGCTTGCAAGGACACGTCCAAACGTCTCTGCTACAGGGAGTAAGTGGGACAATTCCCCATCAACTACGTGGGCATCTATGCCGCACAGCATCCCTTCCATTTTGCCGGGAATCTTGATCGGCACGCCGAGATAACTGGAAATGCCAAGCTCGATGGCGATCGGCGCACCTGCCAAGTGATCTATTTTGCTCAGGTCCGGCGCGCACTGGGGACCACCCCTGGAAATGACCCTTCGGCACACTGACTCGGACCAGTCCAAGAATTGATCAACCTTGAGTCCAAAGTTGGAATCGGTGCATGCCCGGATGATCCAGTAGTCGTTCTTGACCTCTGCAAAGATCCAGGTTCTAAGTGGGGTGAGTTGGGCCAGGCAGGTGAGGACCTCGTCGACTGTCTCGCTAGTTGACGTGAACGGGAGTTGGTTTTTAAGTGCGCCGGGCATACGGAATTTCCCTGTTTTCCCACTATCGGCAAGGCGCCGACACTCTGTAGGGTCGCTCCACATTATGACGGCTCTGCAAGATTGCTTAGAGCGGGTCAACGGCGTTATTCGTTTTACCCGCCGGCCTTGTATGAGGCACGAAGACCTACGACGACAAGCGCGTACGGCGAACAACGCTTAGTTAGGATGTTATTCATTTTTGGTCAGGCAATCCCTGACCAGATCAAGCAGAGTTCTAACCGTGTAAGGTTTCGCCAAGAAGCAGGTGGCCTCGGGCAGCTGTGAGTCGTCGAAAGAGTAGCCTGAGGTGAGTACCGCGGGAGTCCTCACGCCCATCCGGCGCAACTCGCGAATGAAAGATTGACCATCAATCTGTCCCGGCATCTTCAGGTCCGACAGGATCAAATCGAACGATCGACCAGACTTAAGAACTTCCAGCGCCTGCACAGGGCCCTCGACGCTTTGGAAATCATACCCGCCCACGGCGAGTGTCATCTCACAAACAATGCGGAGATTTGCATCATCTTCGACAATGAGGACTGTAGGTTGGGTAATGGCCGACGTCCCCCCGCCCTGAGTAGCGGCCTGGTTTAGAGTCCGGGGTTGATGATATCGGTGTTTGCCAGATGTTGGGCATACGCAGCCGGCGTCA